GCCCGATGTGGCTCCGTTCGCTGCCGCGCTAATTCTTCCGTCAGGTTGGACCGTAATTGTTGGGTTGGTGTATGTCCCTGCTGTAACCCCCGTCGGAGTGATCGTTGTCGCTTGTACCCCTACTCCCGGCCCAGCAGTGACCGGCCCAGTAAGCTGAGTAATCCCAGAACCGCCACCGCCACTGCCTAGAGGAGGGGCAAGCAAGGAAAGCTGCGAACTTAGGTCCAACGCCATTCCTGAAACAGTAAAGATTCCAGAGAAGCATCGTTGCGGGGGAATCGTACCTCCGTTGGGAAATGGCCTCTGAGAACACACGTTGAAGTTGTATTGCGTACCCGATGGATTCGGCGATGCGGGAGCTGTAAACGCCGTGTTGGGCATAACTGAAGCCGTCATCACGCCGTATGCGCTGCAATTTCCTGACACCGGAGGATCGTTGAACGGAATCGAACCAACATAGACAAGAGACGTAGAAATGTCCTGTCCAGTCGAAGAAACCAAAGAGATCGTGTACGAGCAGTTCTGATACAGAGAACTGTCCGCAGCACTGCGAATCGTTGCCGTAACAACGGTATTCTGCGCGAATGAGGATGTTGCCAGAAATGCCAGTAACAAAAGTCTCTTCATTGGTTTGCCCCTTGCATCTTGTCTACTACTTGTTGATATGATAGCGGTTGTTTTGCTGTTGCTGCAATTCCAAGTAAAGCTCCGGCAGCGGGAGGAATCTTTATTCCTCTAGTCTGAGCCTGTTTTGCCAGTTCAGTAAAACCGCGTCTTTGATCCTCTGGCAACCGCATCACCTGCTGAACGTCTTCAGGAGTAAGATTCGATAGAGCATTTACGACGCTAGGGTGAGCAAGAACTCCAGCGTATAAATCCTTCCCTTTTGAGTACCCAAGACGACCAGCTACGTCTATTCCAATCTCTGCTGGATTCCCAGCTAAAACTCCGCGTAATCCATCAAGAACAGCGATGAATGTAGCGACGTGACCAGACGTTCCCTTGATTTTGTCTGCATTGTCGAGAACCTTGTCTGCCTTCATCTGCATTACCGATTCGGGGGTTAGAACTTTCTTGTTCGGCTTTACCGTTTTCGCTTTCAATTCCTGTTTAGCATTAGGCAACGGCTTCATTTCAGGTGCGTTCGGTTCCGCTCCAGCTTTCACGCGAGCGGGATGCTGGGGAATCTTTGGCGCAGCGAGAGATTCGGAGGTTCTTCCTAGTTGACGGTATCGGTCTAAAATAGCTGGATTGGAACCTTTAGACCGATACTTCGCTGCCTGTTGAAGAAGAACATCTCCATATTTTCCATTCAACTGAGCCTCAAGATCGGCGGGTACTTGTGCATGGACTACACGAGCCAATGGAGACCCTCCAGCCGTACTCATGCTGCTTAGGTCGTCGAAATCTTTTTTGTACTGCGACCAATCATTCTTCAGGCCGGAATACTCTCCCCCTAAACCTCGGCTTGTAGCAGCCTCCTTCAACTGAGTATCAAGAGCACCGTGAACCTCTTGCAATGCTTTCCATACGTTCCCCGGAAGATTGCTCCCATACATCTTGTCACCGATATTTGTAAAGTGGGTTCTAGCCTCTTGCCAAGAAAGATTCTGTGGCATAGGTTTTACACCTGTTGCCGTATCAGCAAGCGGACCAGTTTCAATACGCCCCATCAGGTCGTTGAACATCTTTAGATCGTCTGGAGAGCCGACCAGATACTTAGAACGAGCATCTTCGATAGCATCAGCAATGGGCTTCTGCTTCACCGGACGCATATCTATACCCTTATCGGTAATAGACGGCTTCTCCATCTTTGAACGCAGTCCATTCCATCGCGCGTCTAATGATGTGCGAGCCGCGTCTCTAGTCTTCTGCAAGTTTTCTAATCCGAGACGAGCATATTCTTTCTGCGCTCGGTTGATTACCTGCTTCTTCGCTTCTACTCCTTGTGCCGTCCGTTCTGCCTGACGAACTGCGTGTTCTTTCTCGGCCCAAGCGGTTCTATCGGAAGCAAGTTTTTTGGCATTCTCATCAACTTTAGCTTTGTGTTGAGCAATCCTAGCAGCATTCTGGTCTTCAACAGTTTTTTTTCTAGATTCGTAAGCCTCTCTCCTCTGTTGATTCAAAGAGGAAACTCTTTCTTTGTTGGAAGCTGTTTTCTTTGTCGCCGCCGCCTCTTCTGCGGCATTCTCTGAAGCAGTTTTAGACACAAACTTGCCTACATCTGCCGGAGTAGTTCCCGTCTTTGAAGCCAGCTTTTTCAGGGTATAGTCTTTCAACTCTAGACCACGATTAAATACTCGGCTTACAGTTTCTCCAGCAATAGCACCGGGAACCATTTCCCCAAACTGAGAAGCATAAGATCCAACGGGGTCGTGTCCAAACTGGCTAATCTGCCTTGAACCTTGTTCCGCTATCTGCTCGGCAGTAAGAGGAGTCACGGGGTCAATTATGTGTCTAATTCCTCTAAGGGCATCTCCAGCACCGGCCCCAAACTCATTTAGCAAGTGCTTAGGTTTTACGGCTCCTGAAATACTAGAAGGAGATTCGTGCATAGTTCCAAGTGCAAAATTGTCCTTGTATCTTTGCAAAAACGGCTCAGACTTCGCGGCATAGGAAAAATCTTTAGTAAACCTGTCCTTATCGCCCTGTTCAATCCTGAAACCAGAATGAGTTCTCCCCATAACCTGAGAATACGGAACATCCTCTACCCCATTCGGACCCCTCATCTTGTAGGTTCCTTGATTGTTGGGAGTAGTAGTATTACCAGATGCTCCGGTATCGGGAGCGTCGAGAGTGTACCCCGGTGGTAGTTTGGGAGAAGTATCTATACTGTATCCCTTTGGAAGTGGCATTACTGCACCTTCTTCCCAGTGCTCAAGTCAAACCAAGTATTGCCACCATCATCCGATCCAATCTTGTGACCACCCGGACCAGTAGCGGTTTGCTTGTATGTCTTACCGCTACCTTGCGCTGCACCAAGAGCAGCCGCACCTGATCCGGTAGGAATAGCTCCAACCCCTCTGCTTCCCACTGTCTTCAAAGCCTTATCGAGTTGATCTAATCCGGCTGCTATAGCTTGTGGGTTAGTGGCATTTCTTCCAGCCATATTGTAGATAGCCTCAGAGGCATACTGCGACCTACCGCCAAACACGGCCATTGCGTGATCCGACAATGTGGTAGCAGCAGACCGGAATCTCTGGGCGTCTGGGTCAGTTGAACCAATCCACTGATTGAAATCGTTGAAACGTCCGCTTATAGGTCCAAACAAGTTGGCACGAGAGGCAAGAATTTTCTTCATATCCCCAAGTTGCTCGTGCGCACTCAAAGCAAAGTCCCCACGCTGACGCTCAGAAGCGGTTGGCATCTGCATACGATAATCTATGCTTCCCGGTGCTGTAAGACCACGTCTAGCGGCATCTCCCGCGCTCGTATACACCTCTCTGGTGGGATCGTTGGGGTCTACAGGGGTAACAATCCTGCTCTGGGCAAGCGCAGAATATCCCGCCACCTTAGGGTCTGTGGTCTTGGTCTTTATGAGATCGGCGTATGCTTTCTCGAAAGCCGTATCATCTGGAGAAAGAGGAGTACCCATTGCTTTTCTTTCTCGAATGTCTAAAAATCTTTGATCTGGAGTTTTAGCCTTGTCAACTCCGGCCTCATAAGCGGTTGCCCCCGGTGGTATCGATTCAGGGTTAGCGGCGTCGAAATACTGAATTGATCCATCCGGCATCTTGTATGGCTTTAGGGCTATCTTTGGCCTAGACATTGATACAGCCTGAGCAGGTGACATCCCGCTAGAAATAAGACGAAATGCTTCCATTACTTCAGGATTTGCCGTCTTTTCTGTCCAACCAGAACGACTCAACTGTTCTGCAACTGTTGGATAAGATGCAACGATAGTGTCTTCTTTGAAACCTTCTGGAGTCTGGTAACGCTGCTTCTGCGCTCCCGTTGCATCAACGTAAGGCTCACCAATCTTGATCCACTGCTTCTTTTCTGTATCGAGCTTCTGCTGATTCGTCTTCTGCAAAAGATCGTTGTACCGCTGTTTCTGCTCTGCCTCTATCTGAGCACGACGCTGCTCTACCTCCTGCTGACGTTGCGCTTGGTAAGCAGGCTGCATGTTCCCTACAGCGGTAAGTCCGGCTCCAAAATCGAAAGCCATTATTGCCCCCCTTGATTCGGATTGTAACCGTTTGCCCAAGGATTAGACGGATCGTAACCGTACTCAGTCAGAGGAACAACGCCGGGAGACTGCTGTTGCGGAAACTGGGGTACTCCGCCATTTCCCATCGTAAGTCCAGAACTAGACGGAGCCGCAGAATTGTCTAAGTTTATCTGAGAAGCATTGGCAACCGGCCCAGTTGAAGTCTGAGTGTATCCGGGATCAAGAGCAGCCGTAGTACCTCCACCCTGACCTTGTTGTAGTAGCTTCATCAGCGAACTTAGACCGCCCCCCAACGCGGAGAATGAAGATGCTGGATTAGATTGCCCACCCTCGCCCATCTTCAAAGCGTTCTGAGCCTGCTCCATCCCAGTAGACTGTTGCTGCTGAATGTAGGGGGCAATGGCCTGATTCTGTATCTGCTGTTGCGCAGAAGGAGAAGTCGCCAAACCTCTTTCAGCCGCATACGCCTGAGACTGATTGTTTACTCCCTGAGTTGTCCCAGCCGCCAAAGGTTTAGTAAATCCAGCCGCATACGCCTGCATTTTCTTGGGGTCTTCAGACAGTGATCGAACCATGTTTTGATACTTTTGGTTCTCGTAGCTGTTGTACAAACCAGAACCAGCGGACGCAATACCTGTACCAGCCTGTACCGCATTGGCGGCGGTCGGAGTTTTTAGAGCGGACATAATTGAAGACATTCCTGAAGATATTCCAGACATTGATTACTCCTTATGATCCACCAGAAAAACTACTGCTAGAGGTTCCGGTGCTGTTTCCACCACCTTGCAATTTTGCTAGAATCTCTTGAATAGAAGCGTTTGATGCGTTGGTTGCGCCTGTCGTAGATTCGGTATTTGATGCACTGTTAGCGTTAGCTGTTCCTGTTGAACTGGTTGTCCCTGTAACCTTAGCTAGAAGATCGGCAAAGGAATCAGCCCCCGTACCCGTAAGAGAGCCACCTGTTTGTGCTTGGGCATTTGGACTAGCTGCTGCCAGAGCCTCTTTTTTCTGTGTAGCCGCAGTTTGAGCGGCAGTTTTTGCCGCAGCCGATTGAGACGCCGCATTAGCATCTCTTGTCTGTCCCGACTCGTAGGCATTCACCCCAAGAGACGCCCCAGTTCCAGCAGCGGCTATTGCTGATGAAATAATTGCTGCGGTTCCTGCCGATATTCCCGACATACTCACTCTCCCGTTATCGTCACGATGTCGTCATTGTTTGTCCGTGACAGTAAACTTTCTACTTCATCCGTAAATTGAGATTCTGCTTCCTCTACAGTTTTTGCAGATGAAGGAAAAATCATGGTCAACTCTATATCCGTTCTGGTAAAGTATACCGTTTTCCTGCCTGCCCCAGCGGGAATTACATTGTAACCCTCGATCAAAACTCCCGAATCACCGGAAAGCACATCGCATACTCCATTCAAAATTATCAAAGTAGGACATTTGATAAGTACGCTTGTGAACAAGTTTCCAGCTGGAATCCTGACAGTTCGAGCATACATCCCAGCATGAAATACGTGTTCTGTTCGGAACTCGATTTGCTCATGCTTTCGTATCTCATCTTCAAGAAGTCGTATTTTATCAATAGTTTCCTCGCTAGTGGCGGGGATAGAATTTCCGATGATAGACAGAGAATCGTTCATGCAACGCTCCTGAGGTAGACGTTGTTGGTATGTCGGTAACGAGCAGAAAGAACCCGATCAAACATACTTCCATCTGGAGCACTATAAAGAAAAGCCTCACAAAAATTATCTTTTGCGTATCCCTCTATGGTTTTCAGTAGATTTCCGCCTATTCCGTTATTTCTTTTGACTCTGGAAATAAATATGCTCTCTGTTGCTGCGATCTTCTTTCCATAGTGCGGAAGAACATATATCAGAACCACAGCAAAACCAACAAGTGTCTTGTCGCTATACACTCCGAACGCCTGAAACCCTCCCGAACTCTCTAGCAACTCGTATAAATCTCTCTGAGGAGTTGGTTTACCCAACTCTGGAATCGAGCATTCTTCGGCATACTCGGCCAATAGCTCCTCAGCATTGGGAGCGTCGAGAATTTCCGAGTATCGAACTTTTCTTATATCAGTCATGGCATCTCTGCTATTCTAGTCGATTATGATACACTAGCCAATCATAATCTTCCCTCCCGGTTTTTCTGAAACCTGCCAGTCCAAACCATCAATCGTCACAACTCCAGTTCCGGTCACGTTCAAGGTCACGATCTGCCCTGTAAACATCAAATCTACGTCAATCTCAAATTGCCCAGAGAAGGGCTGAGGCTGAATATACGTCTGATATGTTTTTGCGGCGTTACCATCGCACTGTGCGGTCACTGTGACTGATGACGCGGTACTCTGCGATGATGTTCCACGGATAATTACTTTCCGATAGAACGCCCTCGCTGAAGACCCTTCTCGATATACGTAAACCGTCCTAAAAGACCATGTGATCGGAGTAGCAGAAGCAGGAAGCGATCCAACCAAAGATGATGCGTCCCAAGACGTGTCTCCTGCGAAGAATCTCTCTAAGGCTCCTGATCCGTCAGCCTTGAATCCCAAAGTAAGCGGGTTTCCCTCTCCGGTTCGAGCCTGCATTAGGGTGGTAATCATCCAAGGCAAGTCCATGATCGTCCAAGCCTGCAAAACCAAGTCGTAAATGAACATCCGAGTAATGTATCCACCTTGACCGACTAGCGGGCAAGCGCAGACGTACATCGGCGGTTTGGCAGACTGAACCCCATACGACAAATAAGCGTATGTGAAGTCGATTCCAACGATGTCGGACTCGTATCCAGTTCCTCCATAGATGTAGGGGCGAATCTCTTCGCTGAGTAACTTATCTTTCACGCCATCAAACAGGCAGAATCCCATGTGAGTAAGTCTAATAATTCCGTACCCAGTGAGAAACTGAATCGACCGAGCTGCAATGCAACCCACATCTGTTTGTGATTGGATGATCTGAAAATCTGTTGCCCCAAACACTCCAAGAATCTGATACGTTGAAAACTCTTTGAACACTACAAGAGAGCCAGTCGGGGCAATCCCAACCTCTGCAATGGTAAAAGTGGTCAATCCAGTAATCTGTGTTCCGTCATCCTTACCAATGAATGCTACGTTTGCAGGATTCCAAGAGTTAGGATTTCCTGCATCTGACATTTTTATGCAGGTAGGTCCGTCCAACTGATCCGTTGTCGTCTCTGTCGAGGTATTCGCAATCCAAAGCGAACCAGCATAAACAATTCCATGAGCTGCTCCACGTGGAACAATCGTAGAAACCGTTCCCGTATTCTTCCAGATAACTTGCCCATCGTAAACCGTTGCGTTTAGTGTTGTAGGCCAAGATGTAGGCTGGGATGATCCACTAACACCGGCCTGAGTGCAGTTGAACGTATAATTTGTCCCGCTAATCAGAACCGCAATGTTATCACCAACCGACCAAGATACAGACGCTTCCCAATTCGGATAAGTTGACTGAAAAGTGTTTTTTAGAGAAGTACAGACAGCAGACCCCAACAATGACGGATCGCATTGCTGGGGAGCATAGCCGTTTCCAAGAATCAAAATGCAAAGGACTTCAGGTAATGCCTGAGCAGGAGGAACCGCAGTAGTCACTCCTGCAAACTGAATAACTTGAGGAATTGGGCAGCAGTATCCAGCAGTACCGCCATAAGGAGTGAACGAGTATGCCGATACAACTTTTATGTCAGTTGAAACCATTGTAGCTGTTGCTAATACTTCATCGTGTCCAGCGTATGTAGTCGCTGTAGCCGATATTCGGAATTGTAAAAGGTTCAAATTGGTAATTCCATTTAGAACAGCAGTGTAGTCGAGGGGGCCATAGTTTAGAGTGTAAGCATCTTCTGTAGATTTGCTGGCGCTTATCGGATAAAAAGTGGTCCATGACGAACCAGAATCAACGCTGTATTGAAAACTTATGCTTGCAACTTGAGTATTCGGATGATTTGTCGCAAAGAAAATAAGTCCCGTCAACGTAAAATCAGCAGTAACAGACTGAGAACCGCTAATAACTACAGACGGAAATCCACTTATGCTCGAAGAATAGTTAGTTACCGATGCTGATCCTCCATATCCTATAGCGTCTGCTACTACATTTACTGTATTGCTTCCATACGTTGAAGTAGTGTAAGTAGATGTGTTCTGGTAACCCTCTTGAAAAGAAAAGTTAGGGTCTCCGGGGGAAGTCTGCGCCGGTTCTGCGACGAAAGCAGGAAAAGTCTCAGCGGTAGCAACAAAATTTACCTGTTTCGACGGGGAAACAATGTTCCCAATCTGTAATTGGTACATGAACGAGTTGTTTCCAACAGGCAACGCGAATAAAGGAGCGGTCGGTAATGGGCTGTTGATGGTAATTGTGTTAGTTGCCACGTTTCCAATCAGAACTCCGTCTCCATTTCCTAGCCCATTAGGAAGATAGTAGACATCATAGGTCGCAGAAGATGGTATTAGGGGCCAATTTAATGTAACCTGATTGTCTCCCGATGTAGGAGTGAACGACACTATTCCAGAAACAGGATCGGAATGCAATCCCCCTTGAATCGCTACAATAGAAAACATCTGACTCACACCGGATGGGAATGCGGAACCTCCACCACCTGTGCTCAAAGAGTAAGTGATTCCTGAGATATTTGGAAGAGAATACGATTCCTGAGAAGTTAGTGCTGGATAGTAAGGGTACTGACCAGACGCAAAGTTTGCAAAAGTTCCTGAAGCAACAGAAAACGAGAACGGACCTACCAACTGCCCCACGATTGCACTTCCATCGACCGTTTGTAGTGACCCTCTCTGAGTGAATCCAAGATTCGATGCACGAGCAACCGTAGACTGAGGCTGACTCAAAGCACCAGTGCCAGCATTTACTCCCTTCGTCCATCTCTTTTGCGAAACAGTTTTGAACTTTGCCATCTACTTCCTATTCTTGATTCGACCTTCTTTTCGCAAATAAGACAACTGAATTGCTCTGGCCTGCTTCTTGTTCTTGACGATCTTACCGCCACGTCCTGAATGCAACTTGTGCGCTCGAAAATCTTTCATTATTTCACTTTACGGCATACTTCCTCCATTTATTTGATTATAACCCCTCCAAATGGACTTCCAAAACCACTTAAAATTTCACACCCTCCTCCACCTCCTACTTGTGTTTGACGTGGTCCCATCGGTTGACGCATTCCCTTAATTGACGAGCATATCTGTAAGAACCGTTCAAACTCTGCCTTTGCACCACTGTCGTCTTGCTCTGCGAGTTTGAATCGGTGAGTAAGATAACTTCTGATTGCATCCTCGAATGCCGGAGGGCAGGTAAACACGAAAGCTGATTGCCCCTTTTGGTACTGCTGTGGCATTCTGAATCCGGTCAAATAAGCGTTCACCTCGTACACGGGAGTATTGACGGGCCACGCTTGCGGCTGAGTCCCGCCTAGTCCCCTTGTGAGCGCAGATATTGAGGCTGTACCGAGAGTTGAGTAGTACACCATCTCGCAGGAATTAGGCCCAACCAATGCAGTCGGTGGATATGTTCCAAGAAGGATCAGTCCAAATCCAAGAACAAACCCATTCGCCCCAAAGTTGACGTTGATCGACGTATCGGTTGCCGTCGCCGCTGTTGAAAGAATTCCCGAACCTGAAGTCCTGTCCGGCTGAGGCCACAACTCTACAATCTGACGGTCTGAAGACGTGTTTACGGTTCCGACACCAGTTAGTCCAGTAACCGGAGAGTGTCGAAATATCTGCTGTTTGGTTCCCGCCGCAAATGGATACCCGTCATAGAACTGGTTATCCACCTTCAACCACTGCCCTACAAGCTGATACTGTGCCGTTCCCTGAGTAGAAGGGAATCCTGTTACGTCTCGGACACCACCTGTCTGCTGTCCCATCAGCTTCAACCCGTCAGAAAGCCAACGGTAAATCAGGGAAGCCGACAGAATATCTCCATCCGTATCTGGGCAATAGGCTCTGGAAATAGTTGGGGGAAAAGACTGCTGGATTATAGATCCGCTCGAAATCGTGACGGTTGCCGTGCCTGAAGGAGTTGCAATCAGGGTTTCTACATACTGATCCTCTCCACCGGGAGTCGATGAGAAATAAACACGCACAGAAGTCGCAAGATACGAGCATGTAACTGTTGCAACTACATTGAATGCAGCCGGATTCGTAACTGTTTGCTCAACAGTTGCCGCCGTCTCTCCCCAGTAGGTACTCTGTGTCGCTTTCACATATACCGTTTGCCCAGCCGAGAACAGAGTAGGAGCAGTAGTATTTGTGGTCACAGACAGAACCGGAACCTGTAGAGTTTGGCAGGGGTCTGGAGCAAGTTCACGAAGTCCAATAATTATATCCCCGACTAGACTCAATATCCACCTCTAAAAGTAAGCCCCCACCCCGCACGAAGCAGGACGGGGGCATGTTGTGTAAGAATCAATCGTTAGACTAGCGATACTTCAGCATCAATCGGTAGAGAGGTAATGGTTCCGCCTCCGGTAACAACAAAATTGACAGCCGTGATTGAAACATCGGTTTTGAATTCACCAGTGTAGTCATAGAATCCATTAGCGGCAGCAGCGGGAATGCTCGCCACATCCCACACATTTGTACCATCTGTGACCTGCACAACCAATGCAACAGTTGCGGTTGAGGTTGCATTAGTAATGCGAAGGTGCCACTTACCAGAAGTAGGAGCAGGACCGCCTCCCGTGTTGAAAGCAGTCCCACCCGTTGATGGGGTTGTTGAAGTATTAGCAATAACCAGTGTATTGGCTCCGGTCGCAGTCGGAGTCTGGGTTACTGCCCCGTAGAAAGACCCGGAACCGAATCCCGGCATTGCTTGCGAAATCGGATTTGCAAATGGAAGAGCCATAATTTCTCCTTAGTTGGGAAGTCCAGTTACCGGGCAGTTCATGCGCGGAGAGATGCAGGAAAGGTTCCATGTCAGATACATCGTTGACACCAAGACGCGCTGATTACTCGGCTTGATGAACGGATCGACATTGAAGTAATCAGCCTCATGGAAGACGGGGAAGATGTACTTCGAGTTCAGGAACAACGCCTCACCAGTGGTAGCGAAATAATCCGGTACCGTTACGGCGTTGTTGAATAGGAAGTGGTTGCGGAATCCAACCTGCAAAGCTTCGTCGTCCTGCATTCCCTGACCAAATCGGATGTTTGCCGTGAAATTGGCCTTGAATGCAGCATAGTTCGCTCGATTCATGGTCAATAGATCAGGCTCATCATATCCCCAAGTAATCGACTGATAAGCAGGCTCAAAAATAGCCGGAGTCACCGCCCCACCTGAAGGAACCGCAGCACCAGCCAACCAGAACGAGTTGGCCGAAGTCGCTCGGTTGATACCAGCAATCGTGTTGGTCGTCGAAACAACCCACGAATTGAGATCGTCAACATCAAGAGACGTGTTCTGGGGAGAAGTATGCCAGAGAGCACGAGACAACTTCTGAAGGAAGGATGCCGATGCTGTCTGATACTTCGCCTTGATGAGGTCAAGGTTCCCCGCTCCGCCACGGTTCAGAATAATGTCCGTGACTGGAATGACAATCGGCTGGCGGTAAGGCTTCCACTGCTGGTTAGCAGGCTGGATGGAATCGACAACAGACGTATCAAGCAACTGATCGCCATAGTACGCCCCACCCGGAAGCTCTTCCTGATAGATTTCAGGGAAGACAAGTTCGCCAGCGCCAAACTTTTTGCCTTCACGCGTCAGTGCCCAGAATACAGGCGACGGCTTGAATACATTGTCTCCGAGTACCGGAACAATATACTTCTGGCTGATTGCATTCACCGTGTTTGAAAGTTGCACTGGGGGAGAAGCTAGTCCCAGGCCAACGACCGAATTTGCCATGCTCGTATCCTCTCTAGTTCATATACTGCGCAGCAGATGCCCAAATCTGGTCATCCTGTGAAGCCGCCGCGATTGCATCATCCAACGAAAGAGTATGACCCTTGTCGTCAGTAGTCTTGAAACCTGTATCAGCCACTCTCGGCCCATGAATTCCGGGACGAGACATGCTAGCCAAAGCCTTCTTGTCTTCTGCCAACTTCTCACCACTCTTGACGAGTTCTGCCTTATCGGCTTCCTTGCGAGCATCCCACGTCAGACGGTCCACGGCGGAAGCAATATCAAGACGGCCTACATCGTCAGTCAGCTTTCGCTCTGTAGCGAAATTGACTGCCTGCTCAAGAGTGACCTTCCCGCGAATTGATTCAGGAAGTGCCGCAACTTCACGCTGGAAAGTCGAATGATAATTGTCTCCTAGATAGCCTTTTACGGCCTGCTGGGTAGCAGTTGCAATGCGCTGTACCTGCTGACGTAACTCGGTAATTTCAGCGGCCTGTTTTGCAGCCTGAGCCTGAGTCTGACGAACCAACGGACCAAACAAAGGATCGTTCTCGTCCATTCCGGTCTGCTCGGTAACATGCTGCGCGACCTGCTGATGAGTCGGAATAACAGGGTTCAAGTCATTGTCAAGCAAACCAGCCTGACGAAGAGTAGAAACACGCTGCATTACCCCTTGCTCCGCCTGCTCCAACTGCTGAGAACGAGTCAAAAGGGCTTGACGCTCACTTGCCGCCATTGACCGCATCTCTCCAACCGACGCCGAAGAACCATCGGGAAGAGAGATTACCATGTCATCGGGATAAGTTCCGCTAGTCAAAATATCTTTGAGTGCCATCTAATTAAGCTCCCTGTGCAAACTGCTGTAGTCCTTGTGTCTGTTCTTGACCACGCGGAGGCTGTCCTGCATTGTTGGCTATCGGACTTTGAACGGTGGATGCAGTTTCCGCCGCCTTCTCGCATTCCTTGATAGCCGAATCAAGATACTTCTGAGCCTGAGCCACGTTGCGAGAAACCTCTGGAATCGTGAAAGCAGCGCGAGGATAGATCGCTACAAGCTGACTCTTGATCTGCTGCATAATCTTCAAAAGAGAGTTGGGGTCTGCACCCTGTAACTCGGCAAGCTGAGTCTGAATCTGTTGCCCTGCCTGATCTGGTTGCTGGTCTTGTCCCGGTTGTCCCGGCTGAGGTTGACCCTGTTGAGGCTGTCCCTGTCCGCCACCGGCCATAGATCCGCCTAGCTTTTGCATAAGCTGACGAGCCATGATTCCGGCTAAAGGATTGGGGGTTGCGCTCATCGTCTGCCTTTACGCTGTGGGATGTTGCGAAAAGAGTTCTTAGGAACACGAGTGTGCGAGGACTTCAGTCCTTTCGATTTAAGACCGGGATTTGCCATTATCGTTTACCTCGCGCCTTACTCGAATCACCCGGAATAAAATTCAACGGGTCTTTGGGCATGGCGATGGGGTTGTTGCGAACTTCTGGACCCGGCTCTTGACCGGGACGCCCAACCGTCAAAGGACTCTTGAGAATCTTTTCATCGAATGTATTGCCGAATTTTTCAGCCATGTCATTATCCTTTTAGTCAATGGAAGCCCCATCTCTGAGGCTCCCATTGGGAGTGCAAGAGGGGCATCCTATCGTCTCGTTGCCGGTCTACGAATCTTTCGTCTTCCGCCACGTTTGGCCATAGAATCTCCTTCGCTACGCGAGTTACGACCCGCAACGGTTAAGACAATGGGCGCGAAGGCCAGCACTACATTGTCTGAATGAGTTACCGAGAACTCTTTCGTGAGTTCTTGGCAGCCAGAGAACGTGCATCACGCAAAAACTTCTTCGGGTTTTTAAAGTCCTTGATGATTTTGTGTGACATACGCTCTCCTCTAATTACTTACGCTTGCTGGTCTTCTTGTCATGACGCTTGCTCTTACGTGCCATATTAGAAGCCCTCCTCTTGCCTCGCTAGGATTTTATCCATCGGAAGCGGATTACGCGCATCACCGTAGATATGGATGAGACATTCCGACTGTTTCGCAATGTAAGCAAAATACGCTTCATCGCTGTCGTATCTCTCTCGACTCGACTTGTGATCGTCGATCATAGGAGCAAGTACGCCATTTACGGCAACCTGAACCTGTACATCGCCATTCCCAAGATCGTTGTATCGAACCAACTCCACGGCAACTTGCATAATTGAAGAGTAGGGCTATGTCATTTGGTTTACAAGGGGTATGGTACAGAACCCCCTAATTAATCATGTCTCCGGGGACAGAGAAATACCATCTACGGCTTGCTCCACCTAGCCTGCCGTGAGATGTTTTATCGAGCAACACGGGAATTCCAAAATCAGCAAAATGCCCTAATTTTGCGTATTTGTAAGCCCACTCAGGGCTTCTACCCATAATCCTAGAAAACTCAGACAGAGTAACCCACTCACGATATGGAGACGGAATACTCATCCCTTCTTTCCATTCTTCACGCGAGCCAACGCGGCAAGTTGCTGCTGTTCTTTTTGTTCAAGCGCAATCTTCTCCGCATTAGGAATACCAAGCATCTGAAGTCCTCTCTCTGTATTCAAAACTCCCGTCTTCATTAGATCAGGAACCATGCGGCGCAATGCAATTTCGCTCAATGGTTGAATCGAATCCTCATCCAACATTAGATCGTAATCATGGGGATCAAGGATTCCTTCCCACTTCACAATATCAGTTGACTTGTCTCCACGGAACGGCATAGAGAACCGATTCATGTATCTTCCCATCGTGTAGAACATACAAGTCGAAAGCTGTGAAATAGTGAACGATTGCAGGCGTCCGGCCAACTGAAGCATTCCAGATGACTGAAGAATAGACGATTCAAATAGTGAAGTTGATACGTTTCCTTGTCCGGGATTTCCTTGTTTTGCCTCAGTCTGTCCCTGAAGGCGTTGCTGCATCTTCAGAAGGTCACTAGGGAACTGATACGCATTAGATGGCAATGCTGGAGATGTACGGCACTCAGGAACCTTTGAATTAGGATTGATCGACTGGACCTCTCCCGGCATTCCACCGAACGATTCAACGTCGATTCCGGTTGATTGGTCAATGAACCATACTCCGTTGTTCAGACGTACAGAATTCTCGTAAAGCTGCGTGTACAGCTTCTCAGCAAGACTCTGAAGCGTAGAAGAGAATCGAGTAACTGGAATACCCCAAGGGCCATACAATGGCGGCAAAGCCCAAACCGGAAATATTGGGAAGAATGGGGATGGTATATCGCTTCTCTTAGGGTATGGATTTGACCCGTCTGAAAGGATATATCCTTCGCATTCAACAATATAACGACCGTTTCGATACTTCCAAAGGAACTCAGGATCAGTCAATGCCCCATCGGGAAGGTTATTTTTATCGACAATTTCTCTCGTGTAATCCTTGCAGAACACATGCCTGACTAGTAAACGAGTATCTGAAGAGGTACGTCCTATCGCCGTTGCCGCACCGGGCATTCCAGGCATAGAGGTCATTGGACCACTAGGCATCTGGAAACCATATCCAGAACCAGTCTGTGAAAGTGTTGCTGATGTTGATCCCGCCCCAGAGATTTTAAGATTCTTTGAAGTTAGCGGCCAACGCTTGCGAATCTCTTCGATGTGCATCCAATCTTCAAAATACAGATAGGACGGATCAAATTCATAATCTGTGGTTGGGTCAAAACCAACGGTACGAGGATCGCGGGACTTTACCCACAAACCGCCCTTGCCATTTCTAAGATCGGGAGAGTAGCAGAGTTGGAGGAATCCAGTTCCGCAATAGCGAGATGTAGTCGTGGCAAAAAGAGTGTGGTAATTGACTCTTGCTTGCTGCCATTGAGCCTGCAAAGCCTTCTCGCGCTCCTCTTCTCTGTCTCCCTTTTTGAAAATGAATACCTGCGGAGATACGTCGGAGATTCGGTTCGAGTCCTCAAGAATGATCTTCTGGAGTTCGGGAACAGATACAGCAGGGCGAAAAGAGGGAACTTCCCCAGTCGGACCCTTCAACGAATATAAGGCTTCTGCCTCAGAGAAAGCGTTCTCTCCGAGAGCTTTGTTGCGAGCCTCATCTGACTGGCGCACCCATTCTTCGATGTGACGCGCTCGACCGTCTCGATATTCGTCAGGCTGAGACTTGCGATTCGTTCGGATGGTATAGATATTTGAGATGGCCTTATCCTATGCGCGTCGTGAGTGCTTCTTTTTTGCTTCCCGTACTTCGCCCTTGCCGGAAAGACCCTTAGAGCGGGCATGTTTAGACCTGAAATGATTGCGGGGATTCTTCTCTGCCTGATCTTTCGTCTCCGCTGCTTCCGCTGTAGTTTGAAACTTTGCTCTGTCCATAAAATCCTCCTGAGACAATACAAACACCCTTCCACTTGAGAGTCAAGAGGTAAGTGCAATACTATCAACAGTTAGCAATTATTGGATAACTTATGCACTAGGGATGTTTTCTCCCCTGAGCCATTCGGCAAGTAGCGTAGCAGGTGTCTTCCCTGTTTCTGTAGTCCTTTTGCGGAACTCTTCGAGCTTCATCAACATCTCGGACAACTCTTTCATCGTCATCACTCCACCATTGACGAGATAGGCAGAATTGTCCGATAAGTCCTTTTGATAGCACTCATAAGCCGCCGACTGGCTGATCTTCCTATTCTCAGAAAATCGCTTACCAATCTCATCAATAATGTTATTGGCTTTCTTTCTATCCTCTGGTGATACCGCTACTTGCGGGTGATCCACGGGTAAATCGCTCCCGTTGTCCTTTTTTGGACGGCCTCGACGTTTGCGGACTCCAGTTTTTTCGACTGCCTTTTCGCTTCCAATTCCGACAACTTTGCTTCGGACGGGACGACTGATCGGTGTTTCTCCAAACTCGGGGTTGAAGTTGTCTCCGAGAAAAGATGTGTAAATATCCATTCGATTGCCTCTGCTTTCTGCTCGTCAGGAAGTTCGATGATGATGCGGTTTCGGTCACGAATTATCAAATTCCCACCAGCCTATTCGGTGAATTTTTCTTCTTGTCGTACCTCTGAAGCATTCTCAGATGGTCATTAGAGTTGAACAGAAGCGCCCCAAATGCCGTAGTACTAGGGTCGTTTACCCAAGTCAACGCTGATGCGTCCTCGGACGTACTGGCCCTGCCAGTAAGAGCAATCTGAGCTGCTGCCAACTCTTCAGCAGTCAACATTACATTTCGAGACTTCCGTTTCTTGCATGTAGTTGGGTGAAACTGTTCTTTCGCAATCCAACCCAATAACCCCGCCATGAAAACATCATCGTGTCCGACTGCCACCTCCCAACGGAAGTTTTCAATTTTAGCCGCTGTCATCTGTGCCACAAAAACCTTGTCTCTTGGAATAGCTTCTTTCCGGTAAAGCGATGTCCTGAAAAGATTGAACATCATTGACCTATATCGTGACGTTGTCTCGAATCCGAACGCTGTACCCGGCTTTCCATCGAACTTATCGTCTCTCCCCTTCCATCGATACTGATTCGGGTAGAAGTGCCTGTCTCTCAGGTCGCGCATCACGACATAGCCAAGTCCATTTAGCTCTACGTTCAAGCAAGCATTGTTGAAGAATCTGCCAATCAATCCGGCGTACTCGGCAAGGGTCTCAGGAGATACTCGGCTCATGTAACGCGCTGCCATGTTTCCCGTCTCTGCGTTCCACATGATGATTGCAGCATAATCCCCCACTCCGATGTTATTCTCGTCACCACGGGCGGTATCAACCCCAGCAAAGTAGTGTTCTCCCGGCTGGGGCATCTCCCATATTGCCAACAAAGATTCATCTGGATGGGTTGATGGTTCAAACTCTGGTCTACCCGTAACAGTATTTTTTACGATTCGTCCATAATGAATCGGATTCATCTTCGACAGTTCTGCAAACTGGACTTCCTGATGAGAGAATGCAGGCTGACCAGATGCGATAAACGCCTCTTGTGGAGTAGATGGGTATTCAGCCCTCCAGTTATCAATCGACGATTCGCACTTCGTATGAAGAGTGTTTCTGAACCACGCAATGCGATCCTTTCCAAGTTTGATCGGCTTCTTTGTGATTGGGTCATAAAGATCGTTCATCAACCACTTTTCGTAGTCGTCAGCCGGAGCATCTTCCGCATCTTCTGGATTTCCTACATAGTTGTCATCCTGAAACCACGGAAGGAAGATCGGTAGGAACTCATTGTCTCCGGCCTCGGCTCCATTCCAATACTCGTAGTAAGACTCTCCCGGCCCCTCCATCCCGTTCGCAGTAGTTTCAATCAAGCAAACATTGTCAGGATCAGATGACAGTGTGTTTAGAATGCTGGTGTAAGCCCCCTCATACGGGTAGAAAGCAGCCTCAGTCATGTGGACAGAAGATAGAGTCATGCCACGCTGGCCATGAACTGTTGCCGCCGTATATGATTTCAAGTCTGAAGGTTCGGCGTTCTGGTGGAAGTAGTCGATCTTCTTGGAAACAAAATCGACGTGAGGATTAATCCCCTTCAAGTCTTTTGCCATCATCTTCGCTTGAGAGAAGATAGTGTTTCCTACTTCGATGTTCTGAGCAATGATTGCGGCATGTGCGTCTGACCGAGAAGCAATGTGGGATATTTGAATCAGGTTAGCAAATGTAGAGATACCAAGACGACGACCCTTCAAGAAAATTATGTACAGTCTTCGCTTCTTGGCAATATGCTCTTTCGCCTGCTCAATAATCTGCATCTGCTGAGGGCGAAGTTTAAACGGTATTCTATAACCCAAGTCCCGATCTCGGATAGACAATCGGGACGCAAGTTTTACAACACGATCTAGGTCTAGGGGCATTTACTTCACCAATTCTGCAAGTCCCATCTTCCCGCGATTGTACTCACGGATGCACCCAATCGAGCATAGAACCTTAGTCTGCACTATTCCAGTTAACTGATCCTTTACTTGAATCATCTGAGGAACCTTAGTCCCAGACGCAATAATTCGGCGACAGACAGCACATTCATCCTCATCAGGGATAAGCCTCTGATTGATCTCTTCAGATGCTGCCTGACAGATTGCCCTAAACCGAGCAAGTTCTTCCAATGCTTCAGACTTGCTCAGTTCCTCACGATACCGCTTACGAATAGCAGGAAGAGGAGAATCGAGAAACTGCTCCAAAGTCAACCCCCCTACCGACCCTTCAACAATCTCTGCCTGTTTAGGAGGACGACCCGGCTTGCGTTGAATAGCTACTGACGTTTCACTCATTATGCTCTCCTCGATTTTTTCATCTGTTCAAAACTGTAGCGATCTTGCATCTCTTCTCTAAGAGAAGAATCCATGTTGATTTGCTTCATCCGTGGCGGTGGAGCTTTAAGAAGCATATTGCGCTTTGCCAAGTCTTTACGGCTTGCATCACGCATCGCCGCTTTGGTCTTCACCTGAATAGACTGAATCTTGCAGTCTGCACACAACTTACAGTAGAACACAAAGCAGTCTTGCCGCTCTTCGGCGCATACCATCGTGTTTCTGTTTGGACCAGGATGGTCTGGGTTCTTGCACTCAGGCAACTTTGGCATTCTTCAACCTCAAATCTCTTATTGGCATTTCGTTCAAGTAAGGATTCAACCCAACTACCCTAGGCTGAGATTGTATGACCCAAGTATCAGTTTCAACACATATCTTCATCATTTCAAACGTCTTGGAAATACTATCTGCTATTCTGCTCAAGTTTGGAACTGGTATCCTTGGCTTGATCGTACCTCTTCCACCCCAAGGAAAGAATCCTGTATCCTCTGCCCACTGGCGGTACTTGGAAACAACTGGGGTGTACTCCGGCATGAAATACTTCTGATATTCCTTTCGAGCATCCTCATAGCAAACAGAACAGATGTTGATTCCTTTCTTAGAGATGAAAGCGTACTTGCACCGAACACAGATGCGGCAATCAATCAGTTTCTCCAACCTCTCTCTAAATCTTCTTTTATACTGTGCATTTATTGTCTGAGAAAGTTGTTCCTTGCTATAAATTCTGAAGCCCCCTTTTGCTACGAGGCGAACCTTTCTGTTGTCTGGTCTTGGAATATGCTTGTACATTTCACCCTACTTGTAATGGCTTACAGCCCCTTGTCCTCTGCATACAGGACATGTACCGCCACCTGCAATGATTCCCTGACCACCGCACCTTCCGCATCCTGTAGGGAGATTCTGTGGCCTTGGAGTACGCTTGCGAGTCTTGGGAGCTACTTGCTCAACTGGTTCATCATCTTTGGGGAACTCAACTGGTGTAGCGTTGTCTTTCTCAAGTTCACGCTGTAATTGCGTCGCCTCTGCTGCCTCTCGTTCGTACTCTTCAATTTCAGGAGATGGGGGAGCAGATGGGTCTTGAATCTGATGTACAGGTACTTTCTTTGGTTCCATCTGCACAACTTTATTATCAATCGAGGGTTTCTTGTCGCCGAACTTAAATACCTTCGTGTCGGTTGGAGTGACGAGAATCAGCTTACGCGCTCCCGCAGTCTCTCCGATTGCCTTGATTACATTTGCCGACACAGATTTAGCCAGAGAAGAGTCTGACACTCGTAAGGTGAACTCTCCATCATCCTCATAGACTGCAAGCATTGGTGCTAACTGAATTGGAATTGAATTAGACATTGGAAACCTCTGGAACCCCAAATTTACAAGAAACTTCTGTTTTACTGCCATAAGACCATACTGAAGTTATAAAATTTCTTTGCATACCATTTTTGGATGTCCAAGATATGGTAGAAGTTCTAGTACCATTGTCAAAACTTTCGATATATCTAAAACCGGGCCAATTTGAAATTGGAAGTTTGTACGGATCACTCAAATTTCACCCCTTCTGATTTCTCAAACAATTCTGCATCTCGAACCAAGTCCCGCAACTCCGATTTCAAACCCTTGTTATCATGCTCCCAAATCTTGAACTCTTGATCCTCGGATGCCACCTTCAAAGCATCTGCCATTGGCAACCCTCCACCCGTCATTTTGTGGGTGCCAACACATCCACCCTTCTCATTCAGAACAGCCAAGTCAATTCCCTCGTATGCTCTCTGACGACGCTTACCCTCGGCCTTCTGCTGCTGAAACTCTTCTGAAATGTGGTACTCACTTCGCATCAGGTACCTCCGATGTCCAACCATTCATCTCAATCATCAACTCCTGGATCTTGCGCATCACATGATCGACCGCAGCAGGCGTCTTGCACACAATCGTTGGGCTATACCCAAGAAACCAGTAATACTTAGCCTTTGGTGACTCAGGAGTACCCGGACCATAAACCCCAACATTCACACGCAACCGGCACTGACGCTTCACCTGAAACGCCGCCCTTACTGCATTCCGATTGTCGTTCTTGTCTACATCAGACTGAGACGGCAAGTTGATTAGAATCTCGGGATCAATCATCAATAGTCAACTCTCTTCTTCAAAATCGTTCGCAACATCTCAACCATCCCGATCTTGATTAGTTGCGAGTCAGTGCTACTCGACCAACAAATATCTCCTGCTTCGTTAGTCCATATCACAATGCAATCTCTTGGTTCAGTCTGCCCAAACTCAGTCATTGCAGACATTAATGTTTCAGTAGCCGTTCGGATCATACGATCATCCTCGCCTCGAACTGCATCCAACTCAATCGCCAAACAAACTTCATCGTCTGCTTATCTCCATCAACCTCAAATACCTGAATCTCATCCGTATATTTTGGGGGATTAGGAAGCAACCCCGAAACAAATGCCCCATCGAACCACTCGGTAACATTCTCAATCGCCGGAACAGTCCCAAGTTCAACAGTAGGCTCACCCTGCCTTGCAAGCACAATACGAAAGAATGACATCACTTCTCCTTTTTGGTGGATTCGGCAGGAATCGAACCTGCGACCAGTTGATTAACAGGAGGATGCTATACCAACTGATCTACGCATCCGCAAAACAAATCCATCCCACACACGCACCCCAGCAGAATCCTCAAACCACCTACCACACTGAGAACGCCGAAATCCATATTGTAGGATCCGCTCCATATCTCATCCCTTCACACGGAAAACTTCGGAACAATTTTCCTGTTTCGTGCATCCAAGGCATCGTCAGCTTGTTTACTAGCCGACCCACTCGATACTCCTTGCCTAACGCACTCCAAGTACACCTGCGCCCAGAACTCCCGATCATCCATGTAAAATCTCCTAATCTGTTGTAGCAAAGTTGCTAACTCATGTCAAGAGGATATTTTATGGATGGACGTTGTCAGAGTAGATGAGGCTGAACCCTTCCTGCGGATGGCCGGCTCGGGCATTGCTGCTCTGGTACCCTATGGGTTTGGGGAGTATGGAATCAATAACTTGAGGGGATGGGTAATATGGTAGAGCCGATCGAGCAGCCGCCATCTGCTTGATTGATCTTACCAAAGCCATCTCTTGCAGGGCTGAAGCTGCTATGTACCCAGCATGTTCGATTCGCTCATCGATACTACACATTGGGATTGTTCCGCATTGCCTGCATAGGCCACGATGAATATAGTGCGGACTATCATCGGCGGGAAACCCGCACTCACAGCAATACATCCCCTTAGACGCGATATAACGGGTGCCATCTTCAGTTTTTCCCCATACGGGTTTCTGCGGATATATGCTTATATCATCTCCCCTCGCTTGCACTTGCCCTTGTGGCCATCAATCAGTGCGCAGTGGTAGCTCTCGCCATCATCCTCGCAGAACTCGACGTGTGAGCACGGATCAGGTACATCAGATAGTGCGCTCGACACGCCATACGCATCTCGCGTGATCCGGCCATTATTGATACACATAGCAGATGCAGCATCATCGGTACCCGGTACGCAGGGATCGATACCTATTGCGAGTGCATCCTGTATGCCTAGTGCGCAGGGATTAATCGTAGACTCGACCACTCCCTTGCCTATCTTGCCAGCAGCAATCGCTCGCAGAGCATCCATGTTGTACGTCACCGGAGGCACCACAACAGCCAGAGGTGATAACGGACCAGGCTCAGATCGGGTATCAAGCACGGCGACCGCCTTACTTGCACTCCCATCTATAGTATTGCGCTCGCTCCGACGCACCGCCTGCACAATAAACCAATCCTCATAATCACACAAACAGAGAGGGCGACTACCCTCATCAGAGCGAAGTATCGCCAACGTATCAGAATCCTCGCCGCGCTCAAGATGACGCCAGCAAGCATCCACAATCAAGCTCGCCACGCTCACGCCGACGCTCTTAGCCGCAAACTCCAGTTGCCGCTTGAGATCAACAGGGACTCGCATCGTGTAAGACACAGTATCAATAGCCATGTAAGACAAACCCTCCAAAGATGTAAGACAAACCTATCAGATATGTAAGACAATGGCGAGGATTATGTAAGACATTAGCCCAGCAATCGCATGCAAATTGCTCTTTGATCGATTACAAACCCCAACGAATCAATCGCAACCTTATTAGATTGAGCGAATCTCTCTGTAAATCACTGTAAGCGCGGAAATGGGCGGAAATCTGTATCTGGTAGTGGTGCCTGTGTGGTATCAGGTAGAGCGCGAGGATTAGCACGATTGCACTTGTGAATATCTTGTGCAAATCTCTGATTGGTGCGATGTGGAGCATCATGTAATGCGCTAATTCTCCACTATTTGCAATCATTCTCCACTTTTCTCCACTTTTCGCTTTACTTATTTTGATTATTGGCCGATACTCATTACAGATCAACAGAGGCAACCAGCCTCACTAGGAGAAACACAATGACATACGGCGAACTGAGAGCGCTTCCAGCAGGGTGGGTTACGAGCCACGTAATCGAAGATGCATTCAACAATGCCCGCTTCGAGCTGGGCAAG